AATGACTTTAGGGGCTGGTGTGGCTGGGTGTGAAGCGGCGGCTCCAGCATAGGCTGGACGGCCAAATCCGACCACGGTAGACCAGAGGTGGCGTGAGTTATTCGCCTTGTAGCCACGGACGTTAGAAGCGACTTCTCCGCCGTTATTTGGGCTGCCCTTAGGCTTGATGTCTGGAGAGGTGTTGCCCTCTACAGTGGTGATTGTGCCATCGCCATTATCCTTGAGTACAACACCTACGTGTTGAATAGGTGATGTTGGTGTGGCATTTGGAACGAATGAGAAGTAGATCAAGTCACCAGGCTGTGGGTGAGCATTTGCAGCATCTGCCCATGTGCCAGCCTTCTTGAATGCCGCAGCACCGTTTGGTGTGTAGACAGTGTTAGGGATAGTGACGCCTGCTTGATGGGCGCACCACATCATGAATGAGCCGCACCATGGTTGGAAATTAGCGCCAGTAAATGCGCCGTATGGTGTCTCGTTATCTTTTGGACCTTCAATAACACCGACCTGTGAAAGTGCTACTTCGAGGAAGCGAGCAGCAGTTCCTGGCTGTGCGTTAGTTACTGGTGGAATTGGTTTTGGGTCTGCCATGGGATCTCCTTGTAGGGTTGAGCCTCAATTGTCTCAGTGTGATAGGTTTGCCACATGTCAAAAATAGTGAAATTAAGCAAAGAAGAGGTCAGAGCCTGCGCGGATGTAGCCCTTAATCGTTGGATGATGAAGTTTGGCTCTGTGGATCGCCCTAATTATGCAGGGGATAACAAACTTAAATTAGAGCCAGAGATTGCCGCTAACGTCCGATCTATCGTTGCTGAGTATGCCGTAGCCAAGTTGTATAAGCAGGCATTTACATTTCCGTTCTATCCCAACGAAGAACACCCATTTAGACAAGATATTGCCGATGTCGGAACAAATATCGAGGTAAAGTCAATTCGCACTCGTGATGAGATCCCAGTATTTCCTAAAGATATTCGACCAGGATGGTTGCTGGTAGGCGCTCGCGTGCTAGACCGTGACTACTACTCAGAGGTAGAAGTATTTGGTTGGATCAGAATGGAAGATGTACAACGAGATGAATGGCTCTATGCGCCAGAAGGTTCGTGGAGAATTCCACTCAATCAGTTTAGTGACGATCCTATTTCGTAATTACTTAGCGATTTCACAGATGCACTTGCAAGAATCAACGGTGCAAACGCCGCTATCCATCTCGTGAAAGCATTTTGCGCAGGTGTACTTGACACTCACTGGTATTTCCGATCACGCTGCGCCTCTTCCATTGAGTCAAAGTGCTTAACAGGGAAGAAGTGGTTCTTAAACTGTTCAGCAGCAAGAGAGATGCGGTGATGACCGCCCAAGATTTGTGGCTTACGACTTGTACTCATAGTAGGTGTTTCTACTGATACGTGACCTTGAGGTGCACCCTTGGCCTTAGAAACAGACTCAATAGATGATTCGGCACGGATACCTTTGCGAGCAAGGTATGGGCCGTTAAGATCACGCCATGCGCCACTGCGGTCGCGGTCAAACGCGTCCTTGCCGTAACGCTCGACACCTGTCATCTTAGATTCTTTTAACTTGCGATCCCATACTTCGTGGTCGCTCTCGCTTGCGAACACATTGTTAGGTAGCGGATTGCGATCGCCCTCAAATGGAGCATAGTGCTCTTTTAGTTCGCCACCAGTCATGAACATAGGCATATTGCCTTTAGCAATCTCGTGCCCTAGACCAAAGGCCTCCTGACGAGATGCCTGCCTCTTACGAGTGTACGTCGCAAGACTCGACTCTGGAGCAGGGTTCTTCATTGGTTCATCTGAACCACCAATTGTCATCTGACTCCATGCCATGGCATAAGTATGAAACACGGGGCGCATTTTTTAAGCACAAATGCTCTCGCGCCCCCAGGTTATTTCTTCCTAGAGTGCAGTACGACCATAATCATCATCCAACCGCACGATGTCATCCTCACTCAATACATCACCCAGTTGCACCTCAATAAATACCAAAGGCTCACTGCCTGTATTGGCAATACGATGCGCATCCCCCTTGTCAATCACGAAGGCATCACCCACCTGGCATGGTGCATCCTGATCGTTGAATGTCACCGTTCCTTGGCCCGAAACAATCACCCAGTACTCAGAGCGATGCTCATGTGTTTGGTAGGAGAGTCGTTGGCCTGGTTCCACGGTGAGTGTCTTTACTTGGTGGTTTCCATTGTTATGGATGATTGTGTAACTTCCCCATGGGCGGGTTTCTGTCATTTGTTATCCTCTTGATTCTCTGGGGCGGTCTCTGGCGTGTAGCGATCTTCCAAATAAAAGATATAGTCGGTGATTGTCTCGATCTCATGCACCAGTGCAGGATCATGGCTGACCATTGACTTGAGAGTCAGTAGTCGTTCTAGTACGAGTTTCTTATAGTCCATCTGGCTCATCCTGAATCGTGGCCTTCTTTAACTTCTTCTTTAGTTTGTCATTTTTCTTCTTGAGGCGCTTGTTCTCCTCATAGAGGCTGACTAACTCTTGCAGGCGGGCCAATTCTGCTGATGATGGCTCGATCATATCTGTCATGCTAGGTCCTTCTCACAGAGGAGACAAAATACTCTCTCTGATACTTGGCTGATTACTTTGCGGTGTAATCCTAGGGCGCACTCTACTTTGTGAAATAGATGGCGATACTTTGTTGGGATTGCTAGGGCGATCTTTTCTCGTGTGCGGATCATGCTAACTCCTTCTCAATAGGTTAAGTACGTCTTCTACAATATCGCCAGAGTATAGGTGAGCATATCTAGTTCGATAGTTGCGCCAACTTCTACAGGCATCATCGGTGCAGGTTTCCTTATCGTGGCCCTTAATGGTAGGGCCATGGCTCATCCACATACCGCAATCGCAAAAATCCCCACCATGCGGGCCAATGCCCCAATCGGTGCTTTTTGGGTAACCGTGCCTATTACAAAAATCGCTCAAGATAACTCCTTCTCAATGGCTTGGATGGTAGGGCAGGGGTATGGCATTTCAATTACTGAAATTGAACAAGCCTTACACAGTTTGTTATTAGGCTTATGCATTTCCACCACTTTTTGAAGGGCAAAATAACTCTGCTGTATCAATATCCTGTGTTCTGTACCTGCATCAGACTGGTCCATAGAGTTGTGGTTAAACATCTTCCAGTAACGCTGTTCTAGTTTTGCTAGCAATTGATCGTGTGTCATGACTTCTTCTTATCTGTGCCGTCACCTTTGTATTTGCCGAGTACCCAATCGACATTCTGATTAAGGAGTGGATACAGAAACTCTTTAGGACTTCGTATAAAGAAGTCGTGTTGCATCAATACAGTAAATACTTGGAGGCGGACTTCTGCGATGAACTTATCGTCGTACTTCATAGGTTTTCCTTTGCCCATTCTTCCCAGTACTCCCAGAACTCAGTGATATCAAGTGATTGATCCGCTGACAACTCTTCAAGATATTCGAAGAAGTCATCATCTATCAGAATGATAGGCAGATCAATTAAATCGTTTGGTGAGTCATATAGATGCAAGACAGGTTTTACGGCAGCCATTATGGTTTGACCGTCTTCTCTAGATACTCGATGACTTCGCAGTCAACATCGCATAGGTCGTTACTAATGATCTCGGCGACATAGGTAGATGCCACAGATTGTCTAATAGCCTGAACTAACTCTTCTCCCAGGTCTAATTGCCAGTTGTGGTACTTAGTCCAAGGCTTGCGCAGTGTGTACCCAAAGATTCTCATTCTCTTCCCGCCTCTATCTCTTGGCGTGTGATACGCCGTTTATATGTCCGAATACGATGGTGATTGGCGCAGACTATATCGCATTTGTCTAACTCGTCGAGTGTCTCTTGGATCGTGTTGGTGCGATACATCTTGGATATCTCGGTCAATTTGACGCCCCTGACATGGTCGGCGTCTAATACATAATAGGGGTGCTTTCCTGGATAGCCCTCATCGCGGCAATCCTGGCAACCCTTCTCTTCCTTGTACTTATTGACAAAGTCTTTGAGATTGGCGCGGTATGTGCGACTGCGCTTAATGGTCTTATCTTTCTGACCTGGAGAGAATATATAGGAGAGGCTGGATTTAGATACGCCAACTATCTCTTGTATCTTGCGAAATGACTTGCCCTCTTCTCTCAGTTTGAGAATAAGGGCGCGTTTTTCTTCTGGTAATTTCTTTGGCACTGGATCAACCTATACCAACGGTATAGACCTAACAGTACGAAACGCCGCTCCCAGGCCTGGACTCGAACCAAGATACTCGCCTCCAAAGGGCGATGTCCTACCATTAGACGACCTGGGATAGGAGAGTGATCCTAGCCCAAACTGTTGGCGGCTACAGGTGTATCTGTTGGGGCAGTTCCGATGTTGTCTGACTCAGTCCGCATATCCTGCATATGGTTTTGAAACTGTTCTCTAGAGAGCATTACATCAACTGCTTGAAGTGTCCTGGGTGGATATTGGTAGGAACGTAATCCTCTGTCTGGGGCGTTCCACGTCCGAAGTCCGTCATCATGGCTAGGTGACCGCCGATGCCCTGCTCTTTGTGTTCGGCTAGGTTACCTTGCCTATAGACCGTTACGGGGACGTGGGTTGCACCTGCCTGTATAGCGGCAGCCATTCTATGGTTGCCCTCACCGATGTAACCCCACTTGTTCTTGTGGTCATATGCCACCATGATGGGATTAGTAATGCCCTTGCCTGACTTGATATCCGAAGCGATGCTGTTGACGACCTCTCGGCTATTGGAGTGGGCATGCTCGCCCAGACGATCAAACTCCATCAACGGCTTTAACGAGTGAACAGAGACCATACCTGTAGCACTCTCGGTGGGGTCACCCTCTAGATGTCCCTTTCCTCCCGCATACTTCTGCTCCACATTCTCTGGGACAGGAATCCTAAACTGTTTGGAATTGAGGGCGCTCATGGGTTCTGTTCCTTGTGTGCTTCCCAGGCTTCTTTCATTCCTTTTTTATCTGTCCAATTCCAAGATTGAATTGGTCCAAACTTATTAGTTTTAGTTGGATGTTTAATAGCGTAATCATCGCAGTGTTCGCATCCAAGGTTAACTCCGCCACGGTCAGTAAACTTAACCATCTTGTGGCGACGCTTGCCTGACTTGGTAAATTGCTTGCCTAGGTTTTCTTCAGCGCTCATTTCACGTCCTTACAGGCCTTGCAGCCACATTGTAGGTTGACACATGGGCAATCCTCGTCAGATTGCAGTAAACCGCTTCCTTTGCACCATTCACATGCGTTCATTTAGTCTTTAATCTCTTCCATAGTGGATGGGTGGTGCTTACTCAAGACGACAGCCTCGCGGAAATGGTAGGAAATGCCAGGGATGCGGTGGCGACGAACTGCTTCCTCGTCCACTCTCTTCTGTCCTACGGGCTTTACCTTGTAAATGAAGCCTGATGGACCTGATTCTGTGGTATCTCCCTCTTTCCAAGCGTAATTTTGGGCTACAAATGCGTGGGGAGTGGCATAGACGCGGTCAGGCTTGTAGTAAGGGTTGTCAGGGCGTGGGTTGTCTACCCCACGAGCAGCAGGTGACTGAATGACATCTCCTGGCTTTAGGTGCTCTGTAGACCCGTGGAAGAACTCTGAGGCGCTCATAACCTGATTTTAGGGCTACTGCCTGCCTTTGTACCCCTCAACCATGTCTCTGCCCTGGGCCTCTCCCTCGTGCGATCGCGTTTAACCATGGGGGGTGGCAGGGGGTGGCGGTGTTACCAATTTGTACCTCATTACAAGTCATGTACATCGGTGTTAACACACGCGTGAATGCGTGCCTGCATGCCTGCTTGGTGACAATCTTGGTGACACGATCACTCTGCAGGCTCGGCTACTGTCGCAGAATGTTGCATGCCTGCATCGGTACGACCAGACGATCAGGTGTGCCACCCCACTAATAACAGATACGTGCATGCGTGCATCGTTGCATCGTTGTCGCGTTGCATGCATGTGCGAATACATCGGACAACTGCACATGCAATCAATCAATACAACTCTGCATGCACTGCAACAGATCATCACGAATCTATCTCTCTCTTCTT